AACCTTACGCAATGCCTTATTTTATATGTATATTTGGTGCGCCCAGAGGGAGTCGAACCCACGACCTCCAGATTCGTTTTTTTAGAAATGTAATAGTATGTTAAAATATATAAGCCGCATAAAATAAGGTTTTGCGTATATATTAAATTTTAGTGATATAAGTATAAATAAAACTTTTGTGGGAAAAGTGTGGGAATAATAATATTCAAAAGCCTTTTAAAATAATCAAGTTTAAAACAACTTAAAATTTGACTATTCTAAAAGGCTTTTGAAAATATTGTTTAAGGAATTAATGGCTACTATCTTTTATTGCCCCTCTTTTAATTAAATTTTGTCTTACTCTTTCTCTAAAATCAGGGCTATTATTATATAAGTCTGAAAATGCTTTTGATAAATTTGTACTAGCTTGTGGCAAACGTTCTGGATTGGTTATTACACATTTCATGAAACCACCTCATATCATCATTTAACAAATTCAGTATAGTTATAGTTTAATCTTGTCTTTTCATCTCTAATTGCTTTACGCAATAGTTCTTTTAACTGTAATGGATTAGGAACACTTTTTAATTCTAATGCTGGTGTAGTTTTATCACTGCTAAAAATTAATATGTTTCCTATACCTTCTAATTTTTCTGTTAAGCTTTGCCTAACTGAAATGTCTTCTATTCTAACAAGTTCTATATCCTCCTGTTTCTTTCCAACAAGTCCCCAACTCATTATTACCCTTTGGCTTGTTATCTTATAACTAAGAGTTTGCAAAGAGCCTTTAGCTTTTGACATTAAATTAGATGGTTTCCCTTCCCACAATATGTGCTCTGAGTTATCTTGTGTTTGTTGATTTACTGCATTTGTAGCATTGTTTATATTAGATAAGTTTGTCCCGCAACCAGGGCAAAACTTTGCTCCTTCTTGATATTTTTCTCCACAATTTTGGCAAAATGGCATAAAAAATCCTCCCTTACAATTTTATAATATTATTATATCATTTTGTATTTTATTGTAAACATAAAAATAATGCCTAGTAGGAATTAACCCACTAGGCATTTTATTACTGTTGTGCTGCTTGTATTACAGTAGATTTTACTGCTGTTAGCTTATCATTTAGTTCTACATTTTTATTTGTGAGTTCTGTAATCTTTGCATCAGATTGTTGCTTTTCTGCTGTAATACTACTTATTTGAGAAGTTAAAGAAGTTACCTGATTTTGCAATGTAGTAACCTTTTCACCAACTAATTTATCAATTTGACTATTTATTTGTTCTATAGTTTTGTCTGAAAGTACAGTTTTTTCCACTATTCCAGCAACTATTGTCTTTATATTGTCATTAATTTCAATTCCATGCTCTTGTAAAAAAGCATAAATATAATCTTGCGCTATTTTTCTTCTTTGTGACCCGTCGGTATCATTTTTAATTTGTAAAGATAAAAGCATTTGTTCAGCAAAAGTTGTACCTTGAATAGCTAATTTCTCAAATACATCTGCTGAACCTAATATTTCTTTTGCTTTGCCTTCTGTCAACCTTTCTGCTGCTTCTGTATAAGTTTCTGCTTTAGTAAAAAAAGATTTAATCTTTTGTACAGCACCCAATGTATTTATTCCTTTGTATTTTAAGTAACATATTGCTATAATTAGTAATATTATTCCTGCCGAAATTCCTAAAGTATAATATAAAACATTATTATTCATTTTTTATTCCTCCTTAATATTTGAACATTGCGTTCCAAGTTTGTTTGCCTGCAATTCCGTCTGGATATAGCCCGTGTTGCCTTTGAAATGTCTTTACCCTATTAGCTGTATTACCCCCAAATGTGCCATCTATTCCAGAACATACACGCCATTGTATCCACCTTGTGGCATATTCATAATGTCGGTAGCTTGTTCCATCTGTTGGGTAACTTCTTATTTGGTTTATAGCGTTCCATGTATTGTTTCCTGCTATGCCATCAGAGGTTAATCCCATAATTGATTGGAACTTTTTAATTGCTGTTTTAGTAGCTTGACCATTTATACCATCTGCAACTAAATTTGCGTTTATAAGGCTGTTTAACTGTGATTGCAAACTTGCTATATTTTTATCATAACATGTTGTCATTGGCTGTGTTGAAATATTTGTGTTAGGCGCATTACCTGTGAATATAGAATCGTTGAAATAATCCATATCTGTATTCCCAACCATACCAGCAGGATGCCCACTTTCTGAATACTGCCAACTTATATTAGGGTATTGTTGAGGTTGTTTGCCATAGCTTGCAAGCCACAAAGGCACATTAGGAACATTACCATTTAAATACTCATAATAAAAGCTTAAACCTGTGTATATTCCTATCTTGTAGCCTTTGCTTTGTACATAGCTTATAAATTGATTAGCATAGTTAATGGCTTGCCATTTTGTCCAATCTCCTTCATTTTCTATATCCAACCAAAGAATTGTATCTGAATGTAACCCCTGGACTCTTGATAGAAAATGCTGTGCTTCTCCTATAGGATTGCCAGAGTTATTAGCATAATGATAATATCCTGCCTTAAAGCCGTATTTAGGCAACATATTTGCTCTATAGTTTAGTAATGCATCATCATGCCCTACTCCTTGTGTAGCTTTTTGAATAACTACAGACACCCCACTATCTTTTAAGGCTTGGTAATTGTCAATGTCTGAATACTCGTACACATCTATACCCTTGTAAATAGTTTGTGCATGAATAGTTTTAGGCATAAAAAAAGCACCGATAAATATTACCAGTGCAGCTAAAAATAATTTTAAGTGTTTCATATAATCCCTTCTTTTAATGAAATTTTATTATTAAGCCTACAACTGCTACAATAACAGCTCCTAGCCCTGTTCGCCATAACCATTTAATATTGTCTTGTATGTCGCTAATATCTTCCTTATTTTGGTTACTAGTGTTGTAAGCACTTTCTGCCTTTTCTCTCAAGTTACTAAAATCATCTAATTTGGTTTCCATCCTTACTAATCTTTCTAATATTTCCTCAATTTTATCTCCTGCATCCATATTGCACCTCCTTGATGTATTAAAAAAGAGAGCTAATCTCTTAACTCTCTTGGTTCGTATTTTATTTTTATTGTGATTTAATAAAGTTTAAGCAAATGTTACTTTTTGCAAATTTTTATTATTTAAACAAATTATTCTTACATAATTATCTGTAAGATTACTGGTGCCTAATGGAACAATTAATGTTCTAGGATCAGTATTTGTTCCTAATCCATCATCTACTATTTTATTTGTAGAATTTATTTTAAATAAATCACTAAAACTTGTATTTGAAGTTTCTGCAATTGTAATTACTTCTGTTTGTCCAAGTACAAGTATATTATATTCTGCAATAGCCGAAGGATTGCCTTCTACGGATTGCATAACAATAAGTTTATATCCACAAGAACTTGGTGGAAATGTTATATTTATAGTGCCTTTTTTATAAAAATCTTTATTATTGTTTTGTGAAATTAAACTTAAATCTTTTATAAATTCATCTATACATTTATAATATGTTTCTGCATATCCATTCGCAGAAAAATGATTAACTCCATTTCCTCCTGTTGGTTTAGTACTAAAATCATTTTTAACATATTCTCCATATATTTCATTATTACATAAAATTGCAGTATATTTTAAAGGAACAGCATCAAAAATTTGCAAATTATTTAAGACAATATCTCCTGCCGTAATAGCCTGTAATGAAATAAATGCATCATCAAAATATCTATATATATCATTCCAAACAACAATTTGTGTATTATTTATAAATATATATATAGAATTATTTACTATATTAATAGAAACATTATATGTAGTATTCGGTGAAAAACTATATGATAATGTTTCTATTAACACATCATTATCATATAAATTAAAACCTTGACTATTAATATGCATTTGATAATAGTTTTCAGAATCTCCACCTCTAAAACGAATAATTATATTTTCACTTGAAGAATTAGCAGGTGTAACATAATCGAATGTAATAACAAAATTTCTAAATTTTTGTGACATATAAGCTATAATTGAATTTACATCAAGCTTAATACTTGATGAAGTTAAACTTGAAGCTGTACCAGTTAAAGTCCATTTTGTTATATCATTACAAATTAGTTTTTTAGAATATCGGCATACATCTATTCCATCTCTTAATACAGAAATTAATCTATTTACATCTAACACATAAATATTGTTCATTAAACCAAAATATCTAGTAATTGAAGCAGCATCCCATCTATATTCTTGTTGTACTTTTGAACCCCATAAATCATCACCTATTATATATGCACAAGGTGGTGTTGTTACAAAAACAATACTAGGAATTTTATCCCATGTATTTATAGTATCAATAATTGATTTTATTGAAGAATAATGTCTATGATAAGTATCCCCTTCATTCATTCCAAACCCTATTATTAATAAATCTGGATTTGTACTTTGTACATATGTTAGCCAATTTTTATTATAATCAGTATACCAAGAAGGTAATCCATCTGATGTAGCAGGCTTATTTGCACCTTCCCAAGCAACTTTTCCTCCAATAGCTCTATTAAAATAATTAAAAGTTACATTAGAAAATTGTTCTTTTATTTTTTTAAACATATAAGCAGTTACACCATCATCATATGTTATAGAATTCGGATGCTCTGTTAACAAGCTATCTCCAAAAAAACAAACATTTGAATTACCAACATTAATTGAATTCATAAAAGTATTAAATATTTTTTCTTTATTTTGAGAACAATTTATATGTTGTTCATAAAAATATTTTCCTATAGGTAATATGATTTTTCTATAATTATTTTCATTTGTTGATATAATTTCTCCATTTCCTATAAAAATTAAATTGTTAGAATTAATAAGTTCATTATTAACTATATAATTTAATGGTTTTAAAAAATACAAATACTTGCAATTATTATTCTTTGCTTTTGTACATGCTTGATTTATTTCATCTGTATAATCTTGTAAATTATCGGTTGCAATATATTTATAAGCATTATAATTCATAATATTTGCCAATTGCGAATCTGTATTGTCCATTCTCAGTCCAATATTATTATAAGATTGTCCTGTTACTCCGCTTGTTCTTGCTGCTGTAAGTTCTACACTTGTATTCTCATGTGTGGCACTTTCATAAGCAGTTTTGATTGTATTAAATTCACTAACTCTATTAGTTTCATTAGTTTGTCTTGTCTGTTCGTTAGACTGCCTAGTAGTTTCAGCGCTAACTCTTCCCTGTTCTGCGGTAACTCTAGTGCTTTCAGCTTGTGCGTGTTGTGCTTCTTGTGCTGTAATATCCGTTTTAAATTGGTCATTGTCAGCGCTTAAATTGCTTTCATATGTATTTACTTCGCTTGCCATAGTGTCTAACCCACCAGCTATACTATCCCTTACGTCTTTAGCAAATACCGCTGTTCTAATCGCTTGTGTTTCTTGACTTATATCTACTGCCATATGTACCACTCCTTAAATTTTTATAATAAAAAAAAGACCCGAAGGTCTTAAAAAGTTATTTGATATCCTAAATCTTTCATTTTGTTTTGAACTTGCGTTTTAAAATCTGCTAATTGTTGTTGTATAGTTTGTAAATTAGACGTAAGCAAGTCTTTATTTACTACATTTACGCTAAAAAGCAAATTTGTTGCGGAACTATTTAGGTTGCAAGATACTAAAAGAACTGTTATAGTTTTGTCTCCATCTGCTACTGTTATGTTCCCATTAAGCCCTGTGTTTTCATCTATATTTAACATTTAATATTCCCCCTTATGTTGTTTTAGGTTGAAAATTTTGTGTAACCCAAGCTTGTAAATTGCTTATTGCTGTGTTTAAATTTTGGTTTGCCCAAGATTGAGTTGCTACAATATCATTGTTTATTGTTACCGTTGCAGCGGAAAGATCTAAATTATTAACACAATCAAGATACATCGAATTGTCAGCGTGCATTGATAGCCTATCATTTGAATATACATTTAGTCCATAATTTTTCAAAGAATGGATATTCCCATTAGGGAATTCTATCGCTGGTACAATTTGCGTAGTACCATCTATTGTAAAAAAACCAATAGACATTTCTTTTATCCCATTGCTGTAAATGTCAATATATTGCTCATGCAAATACATATAGTTTGTATCACTTGCAGTTTTTAAAAGAGCGCCTTGAATTGTTCCACCTTTTATTTCATCTGCTGTGAACCCTGCGCCAGTTCCAAAACTTCTCCAATTCCATGTTCCATCAGCATTTTTTGTGTTGGCAATAGCCATAAAGCCCGGTCCTAAATATAAAGCTCCATAATCTGGGGAACTTGCATCTATATTTTCAAGAAGAAACCCTTTGTCTTCTACAGGTGTTGCGTGCTGATACGCGCCACTAGCCTTAAGACCATTTTGTAATGTATTTATTATTCCTTCTAACCATTTCGTATTAACATTGTCATTAGATGTGGTTATTTTATTTACCACTTTGCTTGTACCTTGATATTCTATTTCGCTATCTGTTACACGCACTGGCTGATTAGAAATTTGTAATGTAGGATCCCAAGGTTTTGTTAAATCAACATCTACTTCTACCACAGCATAATTTACATTGTTTATTCCCATTATTGGGTTATTGATGTTTACTGTAGTAGTTATATCAAATGCATTTTCAGAAGTGTTTGCTAACACACTTAAATCTGACGCGGTAGAAGTTAATATTTGCTGTGGCGTTGTATATGTAGCCAAGTCTGCTGTTGCGGCATCTAAAAGATCAGTGTCTATATCTATATCTTTGTACTCAACGCTTTTATATATAATTCCATACTTGTTTTTCATTGGCGTATTTTCTAAATAATTAACTCCACCGTTGGCACTGGCTATTGTTAAATAATCTTGCCCTATTGGTATTATTCTTGTTGCTATCCCGTTTGGGTCGTCTTGCACTACCATTTCAGCCATGTTCTGACCTAGTGTTATATTTACTGTGTTCCCTGTTGTAACTGTATAGTCTAAATAATTAACTCCATTAACATTCCTTATGCTTATATCACCTTTACTTGTATCTAAAATATATTTTTGTATAGCTGCTAAAGTCGTTTCATATTCTGTATTAAACCATAAATTATCATTTATCGTGATATTCCCCGGTTGAATTTGTTTCCATGTGTCTATACGTGCATTATGCTTTTGCAAAAGGTCTGTTATAGCTGCAAGAGGTGTAACTCCCTCATAAACATATTCTTCTGTTAAACTATCATTTAGATAATCCATAACCCCATAGCAAATTACTTCTTTATAAAACACCCCTGTGCTATCCATTTGCTCCGTAATTTGGAATACTCGGCCATCAAATTTTACAGTATTATCTCTAGTGTCATAAACTTTAATTAATGTCACTAATCGAGTTAGCAAGTTATATGCTGGGTTATTTGGATAAAAAGAAAAGGTTAGTTGAGGTGTCTGGCTTCTCTTAAAATTTAGCTTTAATTCTCCACATTTAGGTGTGTTATTGTTCCCATCTGGAAAGTGTATTACTGTTTGAGTGTTATTATTTACTATTATTGCTTTATACATTTACAATCTCTCCTTCCGGAAATTAAAAGATATAGTCCCTGTGCCTGTTATTACTATGTTATTTGTCCCACTCTTTAGAGTTAATCCGTATATAGTGTTATCACCAGAAACCACATTATAATCAGCCCCGTTTATTTTCACTGACATTGCTGTACTAGCTGTTATAACTGGCAATACTGGCCTGCCTACATTCTGTATTGTAGTTGTTAAAGTATTTGCAACTGTAAAGCTTGTAGGTTGAAAATAGTCTGTTAAAAAGTTTATATTGTTCCAATAAAGATTGTCTAAACCCTCTAAGGTTAAACCTTTTTTAAATGGGTCTACTATAAAAGAAAGAGTTAAATAGCCCCAATACCAAGTGTCTTCCCAGCTTGCGGTTTGTGAATTGTCAAATTCTCCATACCAATAGTATCCTAAATCATCGTCAAAAATAATTTGTTGCCTGTTGCTATCCATTAGCCACTCTAACACATCTGAATAAAGTATCTGTAGCTCTTCTTTTGTTTTGCCACTAGATATTAAATCTAATTTTAAATCAATTTGTCTTTGCGTAAAGGTATCAACTCCGTTTGTAGCAACCGTACTAAAGTCATAAACACCGTTCATATAAGGCAACGATACCTTTATTTTATTTTTAACAGGTGGAAGTATATGTTTATATTCCATTATTAGCCCAAAGTCATTAATAGAATGTTTACCATTAAAAGTGAAACCATAATTCATATAACCCCCACCCTTCTACTTCTTATTGCTAAATTATTCCCCTGTGTTATGTCTAAAGGATTTGTTACACCTCTCGCAACTGCCTTGCCATCCATCATCATGATAGGTGACACATTTATACTAGGTTGCTTAGTTGTTAAAGACTTTTGTATAGTATCTATAGCACTTTGTGAGAAACTAGTTTTTGCAATAAGCCGTTGGTCAACATTTATGTTCCCAGAAGTTACGTTGGACATAATGCTTTGTAAATTGCTTAATTTAGCATATAAAGGTGTAAAGAAATTATTGTTTATAGTATCTATACTGCTTGAAAATGCATTTGCAAATCTTTCGCCGATGCTCTGCCCTGTAATTTCGTAATCATCACCATATTTTTGCAGCAGTGAGATAATGTCTTTCTGGTTATTATCAATAATCATTTTTTGTGCTTGTGCTGCTAACTGTGCGTCCGTAGTCTGTTGGGAGTAAAAATTATCTATGTTTTGCAATTTTGTATCTGCTGAACTTTTGACCTGGTCTGCTTGCTGCTGTAAGGCTTCTTTTTGAGCGTCTATGCTTTCCTTGTAATGTCTATCGTCATCTTCTTTTAATAAATCATTAAGCTGGCTTTGCAGTTCTGCTCTTTTAGCTCTTCCAACACTCATATTAAGTTGTCTTCTTATATCATTTTCTTTTTGTGCATTGTCGGCATCTTCTTCGGCCTCGTCATGTGCTTGCTGTTGCTTATCAAGTGCATCCATTTGAGCGTCTATTTTTTTTAATTGTGCGTCTCTATAGTCTGTAACACTCTTTTCATCTAAAGACTTCTCATAATCATAGTTTTTCTTTAGAGCATCCTTTAACTTATCTGCCAAGTTATTTACATTGCTTATAAATGTGTCTGTAGTTTTCTGCTGTGCATCATTCATTTTTTGTTGTGCTTCAACAACTTTTTCTGCCATATCAGCGTATTGCTTTTGATATTCATTGTATTTTGCTAACATTTGCTGTGTTTTGTCATCATTTTCACCTAGCTGTGAAGATAATTTTTTATAAGCATTCCAAGCAACAACACTTTCTGTAGATATATTAGTCATTTCTCCTAACATGTTTCTTAGATCTTCTGTTGCATCCCCTGTGCTTTCGCCCAACATATCATTCTCATGTGCTAACTTTTGTAGTGCTGCTTCTACAGTTACCGAACCACTTGCCATGTCTTTCCATAATTGGGCTCTTGCGTTTCGCTCTGGTGTAACGGCTTCTACTAGCTTATTAGAAACTGCTAAAATTGCATTATCCATTACATTCATATTCCCGTTTATACCATCCGCTAAGCTTTGCATAAAGTCCGGCATCCATGTGTCATCATCAGCAAGTGGCCCTTTATCTGGCTTTGAATGGTGTAACATAGAACTTATTTCATTAGCTACCCACCCTACGGCATCACCTAATGGCCCAAATTCTTCCTTTATTCCAGATATGAAATTATCCATCATATCTTTGCCCCAATCAAGTGCGGTTTGGCCTATACCTTTAAAAAGTCCACCGATTGTGTCTAAAATTCCACTTATTATGTTTACTGCTCCGCTGAAAATATCGCTTACTAAATTAACCAAGTCGTGCCATGCAGCACCCCAATTGCCATTTATAACGTCCATAACTAGCTTTATTACATCTTCTACAGCGTTTATAGCTGTTGTTACAACTGCTTTAATTGTTTCCCATATTGGGGGCAATACATTAGAAATTATATTCCAAGCTGTTTGCCAAATAGGTTTTATAGCCTCCATACCAGTCTGTATTATAGACTTTACAACATTTATTACAGTTCCTACAGTTTGTTCGATAAGTGGCCAATTAGCTACGAACCAACTAACAACTTGGCTTGCTGTTTGTATAACAAAATTAAGAACTGGCTTTAATACGCTTTCCCAAACTGCCTGTATTGCGCTAAACACTGTATTTATTACGTTGCTTATTGTTGGCCAATTTGAAACTATCCAAGATACAATATCGCCAAAAGTTTTAAGAATAATTTTTAAGATAGGGTATAAAACTCCGTTCCAAATTTGTGCTATAGCATTAAACACTGTACTTATAACATCTTGAACTGTTGGCCAAGCATTTTGTATACCATTTGCTACATCATTAAAGATTTTGCCTAAATTCTTAATAGTTTGTTGTGCCTGTGGACTAACTGACATTATTTTGCTAAGTCCATCAATTACAGCCTGTGGTGCACTTTTACCGCTGTTTAATTCACTAAAAAAAGTTTTAAATCCATCAGACAGAGTTTTTATTTTGCCAACTATATTTTGCACAACTTGTGTAATCTTTGTTCCTATCTGTGTGCCAAACAAGTTAACAACAAATGTGCTAAATGCTGTCATAACACTTTTGGATGTATTAAAAGCATTTTGTGCCGCGCTAAAGGCGTTTTTAATTTTATTTACAAATCCATCAACTACGGTTTTTATTCCTCCAAAATTTTTAGTATAAGCTAATGTTAATGCTGCTATAGCTGCAACAACAATTAAAATCGGTGCTGATAAACTACTTATTAACCCTGTTATTCCACTCACTGCCGGCCCTAATATAGTAGAAACTTTTTCGAATAGCCCTAAGCCACCAACTAAAGTGCCGAATACTGCCGTTATAGAAAGAACTGCTGCAACTAAAGTTTTATGTGCGCTAGTAAAGTTTGCTATAGATTGAACCCCACTATTTAATACTTTTGCAAATTGTGTTAAATAAGGTATTAAAACACTCCCTATAGTACCTTTAATACTAGTCATTTGGTTTTGTAATAGCTTCATTTGCCCCGCATATGTATTAAGCTGTGCACTAGCTTGACCGCCGAACTCTTTATTCAATTCTTTTATAATTACTTCTTGTGCTCCTGCTGCATTACCTGCGTCTTCCATTGCTTTAATCTGCTCTTTTTGCTGCGCTGTAAATGTCACACCAACACGAGTCAAAGCAGTAATGCCTTTTACTGGGTCATTTAATGCCTTACCTAATTGAATAGCGGTTTGTTGTGGTGCTGTTCCCATCTTTTGGCTCAAATCTAACATTGCAGAACTAGCATCTTTAAAAACTTTTCCTTGAATATTAGTAAAGGTCAGTAGCATATTTTGCCCTTTAAGAATTTCGCCCGCGCTAAATGTTGTTGTATTAGCTAATTCTTTAGACATAGATTGTATCTGTTGTGCTGTGTATCCTGCTGCGCCACCTGTAGACTTAATTGTTTGCTCTAAATTTGCAAAGTTTTGTTGCCCTGCTGCTGCAATATCAATTGAACTTTTTAAAAATGCTCCTGCTGCTATTCCTGCCGCCCCCATAACATCCTTTATCCCTGCTGTTGCATTGCTAACACTAGACTTAACTCTCTGCATAGCCTGTTCAAGTGGGTTAACGTCCGCATTTATGGGTATATTTAAAGCTAAATCATCTGCCATTGTCTCCCTCCTTTCTCTTAAAAAGGGTATAAAAAAAGAACCACATTTTGTGATTCTGTTAATTTCTATTTTATTTAAATAATTTTGCTATGTATTTAATTGGTACCCATATGAAAAATAAGTAAAAAATATAAATTGGCATAAATAAAAGTTTTATAAGACACCATACGCCATGTCCTATTAAATAAGTGCATCCTGCTCCCATTGCAACCTTACCAGCATTATTAATTTTCTTATTTCTGCTTAGTTGTGCTATTGAGCCATAGCCTATAGCTTTGTAAGCATTTTCTTTATTATTCTTCTTACTTTTCATATCCGCTCACCTCTAACATAATTATATCATTATGCTAGATAATTACAATCCCATTTTATCATAATTACTTGTTGCTTCTTCATCTTGTTTTTTAGCTTCGTATATTTGTATATCTAACCAAAAAAAGATATCCATCTGATCTATTTCATTTAATTTCATGTATGGTTCTTTATATACATTCTCACCATCTTTTTTTCTTATCCATAATAAAGAATCGTACATTTCTAGTATAAATTCCTCGGGGGTTAGTTTTTTGCCCCCACTTAAGCGTTTTTTGATGCAATAGCCAACTGTTCAGTTTTATTATTCATAGTTCCTATTATTTCTTCTACTAAGTTTGTAAATGTAGGTATTATTTTATTTGCTTCTATTCCATCATAAAATTGGTCTAAAGTAAATTGATTTCCAAATATATCTACTATGTAGTTTACCATTTCGTCTAACATTGTTTCATCTTGTTTAGTAGTATTAACCTTTTTAGACATTGCAAAAGTATTTCTTAATTTTCTGCCACTAATAAAAGGTGTTGCAAACTCTCTATCTTTATTATCTATTTTTAAAGTTATTTTCATATTAACTCATTCCTTTCTAATTTAAAGGGGCATATAGCCCCATGTTTAGCTTGCTGCTGTTGTGAAATTGCATGTAAATACATTTGCCAACGTATTGCCTGCTGTATCTTTTACATTCTTAGTAACTGTAATTATATAACCGGATGATGTGCTAAGTGCTGCCGCTGGTGTTAATGTAACAGTTTTTGCATTGTCGTTGTAAGTTGCTGGTGCATTAACTTTTGTGCCATCACTAGCTTTAATCATAAAAATATTATCTGTTGTTACGGTACTAGCATTTAAATTTGTACTAAATGTTAATACTGGTGCTGTAGAAGTTGCTACACTTGTAGCTTCGTCTAATGGCGCAACTGTACATGTTATAGGTGTGGTTGTACCGCTAACAGATTGGAACCAAGTTGTTGAAACATCTGTATAGTCAGACTCGTCTTGATCTTTTGTAACTCTCCATTGTCCATCACTATTTCTTGCAAAGCATACACCATCCAAAGTATCGTCCTGTATTTTTAAGCTGTTTGAAACTGTCTCGCCATCTTCTTTGCCATCTTTGAACTTGCATTTGAATAATTTAATGTAACGATAATGTCCATTTGCTTTTTTCCTGCGGTACATTAAAGCGATATAAGGTGCATAATCATTTTTGCTATAGATCATGCCACCAGCTTCGTCTAATTGATGCCCTAAAATATCAGCTATTACACTTAGTGGCAATACTTCTGTTTCTAAACTAACCTTAGCGCTAACAAATTGTGTAGCATATTCTTGTAGTGAACTATCACCGTAAAAGCTTGCATCTGCAATATCTGGTTCAACTGAAATTTTAACAGATTTTCCTACTGGTTTTGGTGTTCCGTATGTAGAATCTGCTGTTTCTAAAGCATAATATAAGTTTTCAACACTTATAAAGTTACTCAATTAAAATCACTCCTTTATAAAATAAAAAAGCCCCTATAAAGGTGCTTCTTCTGCTATTTTCTTAAATTTATATGTGTAATGATAAATCTTTGTGTCTTCTTCATACTGATTTACAAATCCTGTCCTTAAATATCCATTTTGCCGCATTGCTGTGTCAACTTGCTGATATATACTTGTCAACTCTCCTGTATTTATATCTGCTCTTTCCCATACATCAACTGTCATTTCTGGAATATCAATTAAATTTATGCCATCAGCATAACCTTCTGGTGCATGGTCACTATCATAATAAGATATCATAGGAAAGTAGTCTTGTGGTACTGGTGTTTGGTTTTGCGTACTATCAACTAATATTTGTGGATATTGATAATATGTAGGTGCTATATTATTCAAGATTTGATATGTTTCTATATTTAAATTAACCATTTTATCACCTACTTAGTTGAATTTGCTATTTGCTCTTTTATTATTTTTAATATGTCTTCTCCATTTTTAAATACTGCGTCACCCATTATATTTTTGCCCCTCATGCCACGGCTATTACCGTATTCAAGGCTTTTCGCATAAGGAACTGTATTATATATCATTGATGAATGTTTTTTATCTGGGCTCATGCCATTAGACATATTACCTTTATACAAACCTGTTCTTTTATACATATCATTTCCATTTTTATATTTAGGAATAGGTTGACTATATATACGCTCTTGTGCGTTAGCAAGAGCTTTTTGTAAAGCAAAATAAGAAGCTTGTAAAAGTCCTTGGTCTAACCCATCTTCTACTTTTTTTGTCTTTTCATCTACTCGCCTTTTCCAATCTTCTAATGTGTTATCAATATCTGCCATCATATCACCTTCTCTAAATAAATCTCGTTGTGGTGAGTTCCATATGGCATTATAGAATCTATTCGATATTGAACTGCATTAAAAAGTAAGTGCATATCTGCGGTTATGTTAAAATCTTGGCAATATACAACATCACTTGTTTTATCCGTGATGCCATAAGGCTTATAAGCTGCATTGTATCTCAAAGGTTGGAAGAAGCCTTTTATAGTTCTGTTTGGTGTATCTGGGTGATAATTTGGTATAACTCTGCCTTGATTATCTTTTGATTGCGTTGGTATTAATACTCCTATTGAATGTGGCATCATCATACTATCACACCCTTACTTTTGCATATCTGTCTAATACACAACTGATTTGTGCTGGAATAGCCATATCCTTTTTACTATAAGTATATTTTACGGCTCCTACGCTTTCACTTTCTATTCCTAGACGATTCTCTCTGCTTTCTTTATATTCCCATGCTACAAGCTTAGTAGCAGCAAAAGATAAATCGTTTGGGATTTCATCTGATTCATATCCTGCTGTATAGTCAACTTCAACATAGCTTTCTTCTTTATTGAGCCACATTATTTTATTGCTCATAGTTACATACTTAAAATCAATCATTTCAATAAATGAAGGATGTATTCTATAAGTATTCATTGCGTCTTCTGCTGTGTATGCAATATTGAAAACGTCTGGTGCAACTCTTCTTATAGCTTCAACACTTTTTATTGGATAATTATTCACAAAGATTTTATGCATGCTTGTGTGTTGCTCTGCTGTATAAGATTTCTTATCAAATTTTCTATTGCAATAGTTTTCCACTGTTGCTTGTGCATCATCTATAAGCATAGTAAGAAAATCGTCTGTAGCATCTGTATAAGCAGGTCCTAAGTATGCTTTACATTTTTCAACTGTGGTAAGTGCCATGTTATCACCTACTTTTTAGAATTTTTAGTTTTGGCTTTTGCATCTTCTGTGTTTTCTTTTACATCTTCTGAAATATTAATTTTAGTTTGTTTAGCTTCTTCTGTTTTTTCTTGATATTCAATAGCATATTTGCCATCAATTAGTTTTTTGGCAAGTTTATCATTTAGCCCTGCTATATCGCCCAAAACATAAGGAGAACAGTTTTTTATAAATTTAAGTACCATATATATTCACCTCTATTTTGTTAAGCCTGTCTTTTTAAGTACACTTATTATTGCTGTTACTGCGGTTATACAACTTGCTAAATCTGTAGGTACTGTAATAGCATTGGCTTGTGTTCCATCATTTTGTGTAACTACACCACTAAGATTTAATTCTCCGCTAATTACAGTTCTATTTCCGCCTTGTTCTGTATAATTGTTTGTGTTATGTCCTGCTTCTGCCATAATAAAACCTCCTTAATCAATAAAATAGTCTGCATAGCCTTTTTCAACTAGCTTATGTGCAATTTCTTCTTCAACTGCTGTTACTTCGCCTTTTCTTAAAGTGACCATCATACCGAATAGCCCTGTCGGAATATCTTTTAATATTTTAATTTTCATATAAACACCTCATAAAAGGGGCAAAAGCCCCTAATTTTGTGCATAAAAATAGCACTATCTAGCTTTAAACTAAATAATGCTATTAAACTGCTGCCTTGAACCCTGTCAATCTTATAAATGCTGCTGGAATAGCAATTTGCCCGTCTATTCTCTCCCACATCTTCATAAGAACTTGGTGGTTTTTAAATGCTTGATCTGACTGAGTGTTTATCTCTGAGCCCATTTCACCCTTATCAAAGAAATAATATTGTGCCATATTGCCGAAAATTATTTCTGATTGGTTTGTACCAGAACCAAGGTTTGAAGGGATAGCAGAAGTAAACTCAAATGCTTTATATCCGCAAATAGTGTCTGGCTCGCCTTGTGTCATGTCACCTTTTTTGAAGATATAGTTTCCTATTGCATCTTTCATTGTTCTTATTTGCTTCATAACAGAAGTATCAACTAAGAAACAACAATCTGGGTCTCTGTAGTAAATATCTATGCTGTAAGGGAGATTAATTATATCGTCTGGTTGTAAGATTAAGTTTGTAGTGTCTTTTGCTGCAACTGTAGCTATGTCTGTATTTGTTCTTATTCCCATTGGTTGTCCGCTGCCACTGCCACTTATAATTGCTAAGTTTTCAGCTTTTATAAGTGCTTTACTATAGATAGCTGTTAAATATTCATAAAGTCTTACTGGTGTATCAGCAAGTAAGTCTCTTGAAATAGCTGTGTAGCCATCAAGCCTATTAACAGAATATTGGATTTGCCCAAAGGTTGGGTTTGTATTTGTTATAGGACTGTTTTCAGTATCCCATGACATTACAACTCCTGTTGCTCCTACTGGCCAATTACCATTACGATATGTAACTGGGATTGTTGTACACATATTTCTTAATGCATATTTATCTGTTTTAACACGATCAATTATATCTTGGTGAAACTCGATAGGTAATAAAGTTAATCCGCCATCAGATACGCCACCGCTTAAGTCTTTTAACATAGTACTATCATTTAGCATTTGTGCTTGGAAGAATTTAAGTGTTTTTTCTTCCTTCGAAAGTTTATCGTTTGGTTTATCATGAAATTTTAATTTTCTTATTACTTGATCTAATCCTTTTTCTTTTATAGCTTTTTCAGCTAACTCATTTGCCATTTTTTCAATTTGTTCTTTATTCATTGTCAATACCTCCTAATAATTCCTTTACTTTTTTAGCTGCTAACTCTTGAATCATTGTTTGTTCAGCTTCTGTTGGTTCTAAACCTTTATCTTCTGGGTCGTCTGGATTACCATCATCTGGTTTATCCGAAGGTTTTACACCTTCAATAAAATCTTTCATTGCTTTTACACAATCAGACATAGATTTTTGGCAAGATTTCATGTTCTCATGAATACCTTTTAGCTTTTCATGGTTACTAGCACTTATTGCAGCACCACCCTTAGTCTCTCTTAAAGATTTAATTTCATTTTTTAAGTCTTCTATTGTCTTTTCATTCTCTGTTTTTAGACCTTTAAGTCCTTCAATTTCCTTGTTTACATCTTTAAATTGATCTTGGATTAAGCTTTTAACTTCTTCGTCTGTCATATTTTCAACCTCCTTTGGTTTTTGCGATTTATGAAAGTCTGGTGGTTCTTTCCCAAACTCTTTATAATGTTTTGATAGATGATTATAAACTGCTTCTTTGTCTGCATCTGGTATATTTGCACCGCCTTGTGCTCCAAGTAAAGCAGCCATGGCAGCAGCAACGCCTTTCCAAACTGTATTATGGTTTCCATCAGCTAAGTGATGTGGTAACTTATAACTTCCTTTAACATCTGCATTGTCTGAATCATACCAAGTGCAGATAAGTTTCAAAGTGTTCGTGTCAGCATTTTTTATTTGTGCTGGTCCATCCCACGTTGTATCTTCATCAGCTAGTGGAAAATGTTTAAATGGGATTGTACCTTTTTGGGTTATAAATTCATACATGCTTTTGCTTATATGCCCACCTCTATATGCATTTTGAATTGCATTAGGATTGCAAGGTACAGCAACTAAAGATAGTTCTAATAGTTCCCACATAGTATAATCATATCCGCCTTGGTCGTTTGGCTCGTATTTGATTGGGTTAAAACCTATTGAACTAGCATTCATATATTTATTTGCATATAAATAAAACCAGTCTTTAGCATTGTCTGTCTCTGCAAACTGGATTTTAAAAGCTAATTGTTTCCCTTGTACTCTTGTATCTAATGATCGAGCTATACAAGTTGGTTTCTCACTGTCACCGTAATTGTGGTTAGCAAGTATAACAGGGTTCTTTAAATAATTGTCTAGCATAACACCAGACATTAGCATCCTATCGCCTACACGGTCAAAATCTTCTGTAGAGCCTGTCATTTGTATAATTCTGTTTGCTTCATCTAATACTTTAACTTGCCAATTTAAATTTTTATTTTTCAATTCTTATCACCTCCTTTACTGGTTAATCTCATACCATACCATTCTTAGAAAGTACGGTGTCGGACTAGCAGCAAGGTTTTTAAATTGGCACGTAAAGCTTTGCCCCGATCCGATAACCCATTGTCTATCGCTATAAGCTGGTGACTGGTTATATTCTCTTGCAAAAACTGTGCCTGTTGCTCTTGCAAGCCCCGGTGTTTGTGGGTAAAGTTTAAACGTTGATATATTACTTGATTTCTTGTTAAAATTAAAGCTTGCTGTTTCAACTGTATTTTGCATTGTATAAGGGTTGCCACCATTTGTATAAGTTCCGCTATCAACAAATTCAATTAAGAAATTGCCGGGGTTAAAATAAATTTCCTCTATTGAAATATCTTTTGTTCCAGTGTTAGCACCTAAAAATGTGTATACACCATTTGCCGAAATAGTGTCGTAAAAATCAGCATAAAAAGCTTTGCCTAAATGTATGTATTTTCTTTTAGCATCTATTGTTGTTAAAGCGCCAACATAGTCGACTAAGTCGCTATTATATCCAACCATATAAACACCTCCTTCAAGGCAAAATAAAAGAGCATTTTAAAAACGCTCTATGTTGAAATTTATAATTTTATTTTAAATTTGTGCTATTAATTACACATATTAAGTAATTTTAAAATCGTATTTCTTGTCATAATCAATTTACTATTTCGCAAAAATCTTATTTAACGAAATTAAACATTAACTACTGGTGCCATACAGCAGGCACAATTGCATACTTCCGCTGGTGGCAATCCACTATCACCCGGGCATTCACACTCATATCCTCCAACTACAAAATTATCATCAACTTTAATTGGATTGTCCATGCTATAGTCTTCACCCGCTTGTAGGTGCGTATCTCTAGTATGGAAATAAGTTGGTAGCCATGCTTTGCCATCTATTAACTCACTATTTTGTTTATATCCTTCAATAGTGGCTTGGTTTAAGCTGCTTAATACTTCTGTTTGTGCTATTATTGTAGCCCTTGATTTATCAAACTCTGGAAAATCATCACTGCTTAATTCATCCGCTATGTCTCTTATTGTAAAATCATCATTATTGTACATTTCTTCTATTTTATCTTTAACATGTTGCTTAGTTGTTTCGTTAACTCCTGTGATCTTGCTAACTTTATCTTGTATTTTCTTTTGCACTTTAGGATTTCTTAAATCGAAAGTAACATTTAAATCCTTGTGTATATAAGCACCAATATTTTTAAATTCGTTTTCTACTGCTCCGCCACCAACTTTAAATACTTTTACATAAAGCGGTGTAATCTTATCTATTAATTCAGTATTCCATTTGTTTAAGTCTACAGGGTCTTTGTTGCCCTCTAAAACCTTACTTACTATATCCTTTTGCATAGACTTAAGATAGTTTTGCATTACACTTTTAAATTCTTTTGTTAGCGGTTCAGCCATCTTTTGGAATTCTTCGTTTCTAGTTTGGTTATTTTTTTCTATTCTTTTTTGTATTTTCTTTCTAACTGCCTTTGTAATGATTTTTTTTTTAATACTTTTACTTGGCTGTTCTTCTTGGGTTTCTTCATCTTGCATATTATTAGGTGGTAAATTATCCCCCTCGTTTTCTTCTCCACTATCCAAAGGCGCTAACATTGCATTTTGCCAAATAGTATCACCATTTTCCAAAGGTTTAAGGTCAACATCATCAAGCAATTTATTTAGTATTTTTCTTGCTTCGTTTTTAGTTATTGCTACGTCTGTAAGTTCTTTTACTGTATCAACCAAAAATTCCTTGTTCTCTGGTGTAGGGTCAGTGAATTGCAGTTCTATATCTTCTTTAAATATCTGTACAAATTCATTATTAAGTTTGTCCTGTATTCTCGTAAGTCTTGGTTTAACAACGTGCTTCTGAAATGTATATTCCGCTGTTTCTGCATTTGCCCTGCTTACATCATCAGTTAGCCCTAAAATACTTTTATGTACTCCAAACGCTCCAAGTATTTCATCACGTGTCATTTGCCTTAAGTTGTAAAAATCCATGTCTTTCTGTGACAAAGATAAGTTTAAAAAATTAGCTTTACTTCCTTCAATAAACCCTAATTTATGTGCATTATCAACACCAGTATGGTTGTCTCTAAATTCTTCCTTAAGTCTTTCAAAGGTATCATCATCAACATTTGTTTCCACATTTATCATGCCGCTTAGCGTCGCCCCATTATAGAAAAAGTTCCTATTATGTTGTGCTGAATACTTATCCATTTCTAAAGAATTTCTTGCCCCTTGTGCAGGGCCTATGCCATCATAAGGGTTAATAGGATTAGGCATACAGAAGAATATTATTTCGTCTGGGTCAAAAGGTATTGTTTGTACGCCTGTTCTGTACATATACCCTTTAATATAATTATTTGTATCTGGTAACACCCACATATCTAAAGGACTAATAGGCCATATTTCTCTTGCTCTTCCTGCTTTGTCTTTTGCTATATTCCAAAAGCATTTACCAGTTAAGTCTAAATACATTTGGGTTATTTCCATAAGTTCATATCTGCTCATAAAAGGGTTAGGATGGTTCAATACAGCTAAAGCTTGGCTTTGCTGCTCTGTAAGTTCTTTATCGCTTCCAGTTTTGTACGCTGACCATTCCGTATCTGCTACATTTTGGGCTATTTTACTAACGCAAGCAAATAACCAGCCTATTTCCCCATATGATCGGAGGAAGTCGCCTGTGCTAAGGCTAGGAGGTATTAAAACTTGTTGTGAATAATATCCATTGTATTGTTTTTGTGCAATGCCTTGTATTGGTCTTGATATATTTTTATTCAACTTCTCACCTCCCTCCTATCTTTAAGTTTATTTTGAAAGTTCAATCACATCATCTTCTTTAACAAACCATAATTTGTTTGGGTTGTTATTCAGTGTATTACCTATATCTTTTATAAGATAGCCGCCCTTTTCAAGTTTCCATATCATACCTTGTACTAAAAAGTTTTCTTCTGCAACTGTTAATACGCACATAACAATATTTTTTAATTCGTATTGATGTGGAGGGCTTTCAAAATACTTTTTCTTAATATCTTTAATAAATGTTTTTATATTTTCAAAAATCTTTTTCATATTTTCCCTCCCTTAAAGACAAAAAAATAAAGCGTACCACTACAAGAATTTAATCTTATAATGGTACGCCCGGTACGCTAAATTATTTTGTTTTAACTCTTCATTTTTGAAGGGTTTATTTCTTAATTATTTTGCTTTCTATTTTTTCATTTTCTTTTATGTAAAATTCGTTCCATGTCTTGCACCATCTGCAACGTTTTATTATATGTGCTTCTTTCCCTTCTGCTTCTAAAAGTACATTATTGCATTTCTTACATCTTAATGTTTCCATATGCCCTCCTAAGCTAAAAGCCGTGTAATCCTAGCTAATAATTTCTTTCTAATCCTAAATTTTTTAGTTCTGTTTGAAATTTTCAAGAGTTGTGCTGCTTTAAACTTGTCTTTTATTATTTGTATAACTATAGAGTCTAAAGATTTAAAGTTAACAGTAGCTTCAACTGTTTGAGGCTTATATTCAATTTCCCCACAAACATTATCTATTTGAAATGTTTCTTTGCATTTATATACTTTGTCTTCAATAGTAGCCATATATAATGTGCCGTTTTGTTCAGTTGGCATATATTATCCCTCCAAATTATTTTTGTATATGAATACTTACTATGTCTTCTACTCTGTATATAGATTCCCCTATATTTATAAATGTTCCGTGGTTTAATCTATATTCAATGTCTCTTAAATTTTCGTCATCATTTGCGCCTAATACTGTAGAACCATCATTTAATTTAATATTAACTTCCATAATATTACCTCCAAATAAAAAAGAGCCTTGCCGGCTCACTTATCACTATATTAATTATACCTTATATTTATGCTTGTATCCGTCAATCTTCCTTCAACTTTCCGTCATGGGTTTTATATAATGCCATAGTAATTCAATTCTTTAATTACTGGTTGCATATATGTTATGCTTTCAACTCCGTATTCATCATCATATCGTATTGCCCATTGTTTATTTGTGTTAACATTTATAACTTTAAAATTGCCTAATTCATATGTTATTCCATCATTGTTATTTTTGTATATATTTTTTAGCTCTTTCAAATCTTCTTCGTCATAGCAATGCACATATTTAGTACCATTTTGTTTTATATAATTAATTAGCTTTCCATCAGTTCTAAACTTTAGGCTATCATCTTTTTCAAGTTCCTTGCTTATATCATAGCCTAATTCTAAAGCCAATTTTCTAAATCCTTCTTCTTTATAATCCCACTTATTTACAAAAATAATTAATTCCATATGTTCTCCCTCATTTCGTGAAATCGTGATTTTACGAAGTAAACTTTGCAAAGCGTTGGTATATCTAGGCTTAAGGTTAATCATGTATTTTAATTTTGGAAATTAATTGGTAATTTTATATATTTGTTAACAAAAAATTCATATTTAATCAATCTTTTTAATAGCTTTTACTTTATTTTTCTCATTTCGCTTACATCCCCTGTTGTTAACTCTTGTGCCCATTGAGGGAGCCCTGTTTTATTAGGTATTATTTTTATTTCTTCACTACCTATTTGCAAAAATGCACCGCCACTAATTGATATCACCATTTCTTTATCATGCAAAACTATTTTCGGATTGGCTTCTAGTTTTTTGCCTTTTTCGCATAATGCCCATTCTCCGTTTTCAATATAATATGTATCACCATACATTTCTAATATCCCATTCAAATCATTAATATCCAGTGTTTCTCTATTTATTAATTCTAATATTCCTATTAATTTGTTTTTATCTATGAACTGCATATTGCCCCCCTAACTTTTTAGTAAGTTGTATTAATTCCTTTTCAGTATCCAGAATTTCATCATGTATTTTTCTGTCATATTCAGTTATATCTTTAAAAATTTCAAGCTGTTGTTTAACACATTCTTTTAACGCTTCATTTTCGTTTTCTAATTTTTTATTTTTTAGTCCCATATTTATAATACTGTAAACAATATAAATAAATATTAAGCATACCATAATGTTCGCAATTATTTCTTTAACCATATTATCCCTCCAATAGCATTTTACGAAGTTAATTATTTTCATTCTATGCGGTTAGTGCAAAGTATTATTTTATTATCTTCCTCTATTATTAAAGGAATAGAGATTTTCTGTGTTCTTCCATTAGAATTAATTATCAAATCTTTTCTAAAACTTAATAATTCTTCTATTGTATTTATTTCAATTGCCCCAGCATAAGTATATGGGTAATCCTCATTCCAATCGTGTTCTTTTACTTCTATAAATTTATGCTTGTTGCAAATATCTCTATAAGGCTTTATTTCTTCTTCATAACCATTATATGGGTTGACTACATAAAGTTTAAATTTCATATTATCCCTCCAACTGTTCTAATAGCATTTTATCTACTTGCCTTATCCATTGCCCGTTAAGTTGTTCATTGTCTCCAAGCCCATCAAGAACCTTTTGTTTTAAGATTAAAGCAGCGTCCTCTTCCTCGTTTTGCTCATTTATTAAAGATAAGTTTGTATCTCCTATAGGCACATTATATAGCCAGCTTACTGTGCCCTCGTCGCCTTCTGCCTTCGCTTGCTTTGCTATAGCATATAATAGTTGTGTTGTCCCTATCTCGGTGTTGTAATAGAAGTCTACTATATCATTAACATTATTAAATTCGATAGGTTCTAAGGCTTCAACGTTAATTTTATATGGTGCGTTCTTCTGATCTAAATAACTAATTATATGCTCATAGTGCCCATATTCTCCTTTGGCTTGTTCCTCAAAATATTTATAGAATCCTTCTAAGTTAAGAGCAGAGAAATACGCCTGTACATTTCTATATTTACTTTGATTAGTATATTCATGTGCTAATTGGTTTTGTAGCATATCTAAAATTGTATTGCTTAATAACATTATTTCACTACCTTTCTAACAATTTGTTTATATAATCTACACTGTAAAAATGGTGAGGCTCTAATTCGAATATGAAGTTATATCCTTGTGCTATATTGTTGAAACTTTCTGTTGCTCTCCCTTTGTCGCCACCAAACCTTTTATTAAAGCTTAATATGTATTCATCTTTTGTGATTATATTATATTCTTTTCTTTTAACTCCGTGTAATGTTTCTGCCGCCATTGCTTTTTCTGTTTCTTTCATCCATTCTTTTTCTTTTTCAAGTGTATTTAGAAACTCCAAAGTTGCCGTTAATTCCTCTGAATTGCTCTCACTTTGTATAGCTTTTAATGTCTGCCCTAATTTAATTGCTGTATTAGTTATAGAATTGTCTTTAGTCAATATATCTAACTCGCTATTGTCTATACTGCCAATATCCCCATATTGTCTACGTGGTGGCTTAGGCTTGCTACCTTTTGGTGGTTCACAATGAAATATTCTAGTACCTCCATCTTTTACTATTCTAGTTGGTGGTGGTTGTGGACATGGTGGAGCTATTCTTTGAGTTTTAGCTGGTGGAACATCTTTACTTGATTTATTTCCATATTGGTTTGGCGGGTCTTCTGGTGGTTCACCTTGTGGACTTGGGAATTTAAATCTTGCTATAGGTGGTAATTCTGATTTATGCTTTTTAAAAAACATTTATATCCTCCTAATATTCTCTTATTTTACGTGGCTTATGTAACTCTGGTAATGGTGGTGGTGTCTTTCTGTTTTCTTCTATTGGCTCAACTAAAACAATATCTTTTTTATTAACAATAAAATTATCGAACTCGATAAAATCGTTTTTGTTTTCTTCAATATATCTTTGGTAAAAACCGCTTATTTTATTTTCTGCTGATTTTATTTTTTTAACTTCAAAACAATTACCTTTCTGAATTGTAATAGCAAATTGCATCTTATATCCTCCTAACAATAAATCCTAAAATCTTATTTATAACTTTTAAGATGTTCTTTAATATATGTTCTTTTATAAAGTTCATTATTATTCGCCTTTCTTACTAATACTTATACTTTGTATGCCTGTAGAATTAGCGTTAATAGTTGCTCCCTCAATAACAAGTTCTCTGCCCTTGTTGAAGTTTTGCAGTAATAATCTTTCTTCGTTTGTTTCTGCTTCAATACAAATTGTATTTAAATTAATAAACTTTGCTTTCATATTATCAACCCCTTTATAACTATTGTAAATCTGCTTTGGATTATAAGTTGAGGGTTTTTACACTCTAATAAAATATTTTTCTGACTTCGTCAAACGTAAATTTTATGCACGCAATATACAAGTTTTATCATATATCTACGGCAATTTTAGCACTTTTGTGTATATATATTCGCTATTGGTGGCTATATGCATTATTTATGCAATAATAGAGTATTATAAATATGCATTATATTATAAAAATCTAACTCTTATGTTCCCACTTACAAGTTTTTCTGCAACTCCTGTAATTGCGTCTTGAGCATCATCATGTGTGTTCTTACCTTCTCGTTGATACTTAATCATTGATTCATAAAACTCCGGCCACTTGTCCATCCAGTTAACAGGAAAATATATATGTTCCATAACGAAAGTTGAGTTGCTTAATATCCTAGCGACTTTATTTTGGCTTTGGTGAAACCATCTAATAGAAGTTTTATTTGAATTAAATTTTTCTCTTAATATTCTTTCTACATTTCTAGCAAAGCCACGTCCACCATTATTGCTTTCTACATCTGCTATCTTAACATTATTTTCAAATAGCATTTTAGCTGTAGCCGGTTCTGTTACTTCCATGCCTTGTTTAGTAAAGTAAACATCTAGTATATAAGCTTCTTTGTTATATACTCCATAACATACGCTACATAAATAATCGCTGCCCTCGTCTGCTGTATCTGTATAGTTCTTAATGGTTTCAAACACTGTATTGCCTTTATCATCCTTGGGAATGTCTTTGTATGTTTGAAAGTTTGTGTACAATCTTCCCTTAATGTCGATAGGCTCTTGCTGATAGTTTGCACTAGCTATGTCTGCACCCATTGCTCGCTTTTTAGATTCATAACTTTTTCTTGAAAGTATTTCATCACACAACATTGTGCCATCATCTTGTAAAGCTTTCATGTTGATATGTCTTATCTTTTTACCTTCCGCTTGGAAATGTCTTAATGCTTTGCCTGCTAAATCTTCGGTTGCCCATCTTGTCATTATTATTATGATCTTGCCACTTTCTTCGAGGCGTGACAACATAGTATTAGTAAACCAATCCCACTGGTTGCCTAATACATTTTGGTTGTAAGCTTCTTGCGCGTTCTTAATAACATCATCTATTATCATAAGAGAGCAACCAAAGCCTGTCGCTGTGCCTGTCGGTGAAGTAGCAAGGTAGTTGTTATATCCACCTTCTAAACTCCATAAGTTCATGGCCCCATCACCATGTTTGATATGTGTGTTAGGGAATATATCGCTGAATACTATTTTGCTTTTATCTGCTTTTATTTCTTGGATTGCATTTCGAACCGACTTTGAAAACGTAGTTGATAGAGTTTCGTTATAACTGCCCGTCATGACTTTAGCTTGATTGTCTTTCCCTAGTACCCATTCAACAAACTTGCCTGCTGTTCTGCTTTTGCCGTGCCTTGGTGGAAGGTTTAGCACTAATACTTCTTCATCAGATTCATAAAAGTTCTGTAGATCATTACACACCGTTTTTAAATATTCTCTACCAGTTTCTTTATAAAAGTCTGGTGCTGTAAAATTACAATAATTCCAGAAGTGTCTACGTGCCTTTTCTATCTTTATATCTATCAGCCTTGGTATTATCATGTTATCACCTTATTTGGGATTCTTTTAGATGTGCTGCTACGCATATTTTGTCTATTTGTTCATTAACTTTATCTACTATCTTATTGAATAGTTCGTAGTTCATTTCTTCCCATTCGGTGTCAAGTAGTTTCTCTGCAAAAAAGTTTGTAGCATTTTCTTTTACTTGGCTTTTGGGATTGAGTCTATATCTGGATATATCCTTTGTATTAATTTCTTTTGATTCAACCGATTCTATCTCATATATGCAAATTTTTCCTATTAACTCCATAAGTAAATCATTGTCTGTGCTCTCCCATTTATTATCAAGTAAACTTTTTATTAACGAATTTGTATTTGCCATTGTAATCCCTCCATTATTTTAGGTTTTGACATTTTAAATGTCTTAACTATGTTCTATACCCTTTGGGCAAAATGCTCCGTATTCTCCGCTAAAACATTTTTTTGTTTGCGCCATCATCAATAAACTTTTTATATAGATTTGATATTATATCCATTTTGTCTCCTATTGTTCGTTATATTACGTATATTTTTATATTCTTGTCTTATACTTGCCCGCATATTTTAATATTTATACGAATTATATTGTTTTATATTTAATTTATTGTTCGTATTTTAACTTTAATTTCGCAAAAACAGGATTTGACGAAATAAGTTTCTAAAGTGGCTATTCTTCTAACTTTGAGGCTATCTCTTCTAATTTTTCTAAGTCTTTATCATCTAATTTGGTTAAATCTATCTTTGCATTTACATTTTGTGTTACTTCTCCGCTATGTTCAATCTCTTGTCTTTCTGTAAATAATCTGTATCTTTTGCCTAATAGTTCTGCTGCTTTAGTTCTTTCATTTAGAGGTGCATCTAAATCGAATTGGTCTTTCTCTTCTCCACGCATAACTTTAGTTAAGTATTGCAGCACTTCCGTAGGTTTGGCTATTCTTTCATCTTCTATTTGCTTAAGTCGTTTGTCTAAATAAGCCTTTACATTAGGGTTTTTAAGGGTTTTGCTTGCTTCTACACCTGCCGACTTATAATTCTTATACCCTGCCTTTGAATAGGCTTCTGACGCGTTCCCAGATTCTATATAATAATCAGCAAATGCCTTTTGTTTTTCTGATAGTTTTTTGCCCATTCATCTCACTCACTTCCTTATATATCTTTATATAACTCTACTAGCTTTTTTAATATCTCTATATTAGAGTGTGAACTAAATACTTCTACTTTAACGAATTTATATTTGCTTGGATCCTTTTTGTTATCTGGATATAGTCTGTTATATTCTTCTATTGGCATTAATCTATTTATTTTATGTATAGTACATACCTTTTCTAGTTTATTGCTATAGTACTGGTCTCTACTTAACAAATAGGTATATCCTTTTACCTTTAATGCTGTAATTAGTTTGTTTATCTTACTTTGTATATTCATTAATGCCACCCCATTAACGTTTTAAAATGCTTTATAGCCAAATTTTGCAGTGTTATATACTTAGATATAATATCAGTTTGCTTGCCTAATAATATTTTTGTTTCTGGTTGTATATCTATTTCTTGGGTTCCATTTGTTAAGTTTTCTTCTAAAGCTTTTATTATGTCATTCCCATAAACTTTATCCATATTCTCACCTCGTTTTTAAAATAAATAATGAATAAAGAAATATAATAATGTTAAATATATAACGTCAGAAATTAAATTACTTAATCTATCCTCTGTACTATTTTCTGTCACCATATTGTGTGTGCATACTATTGTACTTAAACTTGAAAATATTAATCCTATCCATGCTATTATATACATACTAATCTTCTCCTAACTTATGTCCACATATAGGACAATAATCTATTTGTATAAATGTGCTGTTATAATCACATGCTTCAAGATAATATTTACCTTTGTCAAAATATATTTTAACTTCTGGTTCTATTCCTTTGTCGCTTAAATAAACTTCTTTTTTCTCTTTTAATTCTTGGCATATACATTTATTTGGCTCTTGCTGTAATATCATAAGCTTTTTATATTCTTCTTCATATAAGGCTAATAACCGCTTTAATTTTGGTACTTTATAATTATTATGTTCAGTACAACCACAATACATTATTTCTGCTTTTAAATCATCTATTTTTTCTCCGACTGTCATACGTACAAGATTCCAATTTATGTTATTCATGTTTTAATATCTCCTTTATAGTAATACTTTCACTTCTCTTTCTACCCCGCTTAGAAATAGTTTGGGGTATGCCGTGCTACTAGGTGAAAAGCCTTTTTCTTCGCCATATCCGCCAAATGTAAGCCATGCATTTGTGTTTATAAATGTGTGTTCTACTCTAGTAACTTTTTTATTTCTGTAGTCACTACGGTAAAATGCAGTTTTTGTCGTCATAGGTACATGAGTATGGCTATGTATATAAATATCTGCATCTATTGTATCTTGCATTTCTACTAACCTTATAGCCTTTGCACCCATTTTACGTCCGCCGCCTGCTCCATGTTTACCATATATAGAGTAACAAGTCTTTCTATTATTTCTATTCTGGTTAATACCAAAACTTAAAAATAATAAATATGCTCCTTGGCTGTATGTATTGGCTATCCCTAACTCTCTAGTAACCCTATCCATTATTAAAATTCCATCATCTTTATTACTTCTTCCTTCATGATTTCCTTCTGTAGTTACTATAATTCTGTCTTTCAAAGGTTTTAATAGGCTCACTAAATAGTTAATAGCTTCGTTAGGGTTCTTAGTTTCTGCGTATATGTCACTTACTCCATGCCTTGTAGCGTTATTAACCAAATCTCCATTAAGTATTACATACCTATTCTTTTGGTTTAATACTTCGTCTTTCCACTTGCTAAATTGCTTCATGCTTACAAGCCTGTCTCCTATATGAAGATCTGATAATATATACAACTCCAAGTCTTTATACTGTGGTAAATCTTTCTCTATTACTTTCATGTGTTCACCTCTCAATACCTTCCTTTTATTTTATTTGCATCTACTTCTTTGTTCTGTTCCATTAGCTTTTTAAAGTATATATGTTCTTTGTTTTTATTTTTGCACGTAGGCTTAGGCTTTGCGCGCTTCTTTTCTTCCATTGTTCTCAACTCCATATCTGCATATATTTTCTTTGCACCAACATGAACATATTAATTTGCCTTTATTTTTACAGCTTTTGCAATTATCAAGTTCAACTTTTTCTTTCATTCTTAAACTCCTTATAAATAAAAAATGCAGCTACATTTAAGCAACTGCATTTTTGAGGTGATTGGGGGATAACTTTTACCTTTAGTTTATTTATTTTTTATTCTAAAGTTTTACAGTATGACCGTATGGTGGGAAGAATAGGGTTTGAACCTATAATGTATCTTACGTCACAGATTTACAGTCTGCTTGCTTCTCCAATTTGCATATCTTCCCATAGATAAAAGCCGTCGGTTTAAACCACTTAAACTTCCAACGGATTTGTTGTCATTGTGGTAACAACAGTTTTCAAATGTTTGCGTTCAACTACAACTCAGGCAAACGTGGAATTTTTCTTTCATAAGCTCTTCAAAGTATGGTAGGTTGGTAACCCTACATTCCCAATAAAGGTGATAGATACCTGTTCTATCCTCATACTTTTGACTTTAGTTTATAATTTTTTCTTTAATAAAATCCGCTTAGCTGAAAAGCTAAGCTGTGGCAATATGATTATGCCCATCTGTTTCAACAGGTCTCTGTCATATGTCGGTTTTCTCTACTGTCTATATTATTATTATAAACCCTTTAGGTACCTTGCATCCGTCAACTTTCCTTCAACTTTCCGCCATATAGTTATATTGCGCATTAATCATTATTGGACATGCTCGCAAAATTTTTAGATATTTCATCAATCTTTTGTATAAGATAGCTGGCAGTGAATTTATGTTTAAGTATTTTAAAAGAATACAATTGCCAATTTTCAATGTCTGTTATTGGTTTTATTGTAATAATGTCTTCATCTGTGCTAACAACCATAGTTATTCCATTTGCAACCACTTTTATATCTTCCATTTAAAATTCTCTCCTTGTGCTTCGCACATACTTTGTTCAAATCAAGTATTCATATATTTATATACATACTCTAATGTTTCTTTCCTTTTCCTTCTTACTGTAGATTCAGAAATATTTATTTGCATTGATATTTGTAAGTCAGACATTGGTCTACGTGAGCCGTATTTTAGTTCAACTAATTGCTTGTCTTCTTCCAATAGCTGATTAAGTGTATATTCTATATCTGCATTTTGTGAGTTTATTTCTCTTATTTTATATTTATCATTAAGGATTTTTCTTCTGGTATCTTTCCATTCTTTCTCTAGCTTTTCTATTTGTCTTACTGTCTCTTTTTCTGCAAAGCTTGTGCCTAAGTTCGAAGTTTGTACTTTCTCGTCGTAACTTACTGCCATATTAACTTCTGTCTCAAGCGTTATGTTAGTCTCTTTTATGTCCTTGTATATTTCATCCCTGCGTTGTTCGTTTCTTCTTATTCTAGCCTTTAAGCGTTCTGTTTCTCTTTGCTGCCTATAATATCTATATAGCATACCTTCTGTTTTCTTAAATTGTTCATCAGTTATCATTTAAGCCCTCCTTTGCTATTTTACACGCTACTTGCCAATATGCTTGGAGTAAGTCAAGGGTTCCAGTATTAAATGAATGCGTTGGTATTTCCCACTCGTTTCCATCATATATGTCTACACAATATTCATCTTTAAAATACGTTGTGTCTATTCTACAATATGTTTTATCTTCTATAAATTTTCTTAGCTGCCCTTCTGTAAATACTGGTGAGAATGGTGCATATTCTAAACTTGATTCTTTACTACGTTTAGCATTTATTAATGTTCCATTATCTAATATGCAGCCTATATATATTCCTCTTAAAAACTGTTCTCCATCATTTTCTCTTCTAAAATCTCTAAAGAATAAATCTCTTATTTCTGGTAACCACCAATCTAAAAATACCTTTTGTACTTCTTTAGGTTGTTCTAAAAATAATTTAGGTTCTATATATTCCATTTAATCACCTCGTTTTTACCCTGTTTTCTTTTTTTACATATCCGTGGCTTTCAAAACTATAAAATTCATTGTTATCATGTATAAACCCTTTTCTAATATCTTTTGAAATATCTTCTAACATATCTGCTACTTGGTTAGAATCGCCAATACATTTTATTTCAAAAATTCTACTTGAAGTTTCAGCCATTTCATTTTCTCCTTTATTATTTGATTATTATTTGATAATACAGTTTTATATCTATTCTCAAACTGGTCGAATTCGATGGGTTTAAAATCTTGTTTTTCAATTTTTATCATTTTCGTGGCGCCACGAAAAAGGTATTAAAATGGAATATTTCCGTCGTCTACTGGTGTTATAACATTCTTATAGCTTTCATCATTATTGTTTTGCCCATCATCTTTCCATGCTTCGACTTCAACATGATTGCATACTATTTCAGTTATATACTTCTTTGCTCCATCTTTTTCATATGATCTTGTTTCTAATCTTCCTTCTAGCCCTATCTTACTAATTCTATCTTGATTATTACTTAACCATTCTGCTTGTTTACCCCACAGTACACAATTAAAGTAATTATATTCTTTCTCTTTAAAGTCTTTCTTTACTGCTATGCTAAAGTTAGCCACTGCCTTACCATCGCCCGGTGTAAATTTTAATTCTATTCCGTTCTTGCCTATATATGCATTTGTCATTATTACTTTATTCATTTCCATTCCTCCAATATCTCAATTCCATCTTTGCTAAATCCGAAACCATCATTTCCTAACTCACATTCTTCTATCCACGCATTTAAAGTTTCATACCCTAGTTCATCAAATACAGCTTTATCATTTTCATAAGCATATTTGCATAAACCAGAAAAATCTTTTTCACCTAAAATTCCAATTAGGTTATATCCATTAAATAACTCACCAACTATTAAAATTTTATCTTTAAGATACCCCTGCCATGATTTTGTGGCTTTTTTAAGTTTAGCTTTTTTAATTCCACTATCCATGAATACACCTCCTAAGAACATTTCCGCTCATATCAAATACAATTCCATGTTGCATATCTATCTTTGCCCTTTGCCATCTTCCGTTCTGTTTATATCTACATGGGCTTGTTATACTATAGTTTGCTTCAAATAAGTATTTACTAGGGTTGTCTATAAACTCTTTTATACTTATCTTAGACATTATTTATTCCTCCTTAAAATAATTTTTAATTTCAAAAACTAATATTAAAATAAGTAATATAATTGTTAAATATTTCATACTTAATTACCTTCCTTTATTCTTTATATTTTAATTTTAAGCCCTACTCATTCCCTAAGTTGAGGGTTTTCGGGCTTGTTTGAAATATTTTTTTATTTATTTTTAAATTTCTATTTCTTGTTTTTTAGCTTCATTATCAAGTCTTTGGATAACCCCATAATAAAAGCCTACTAAGTTTGTATATTCTTCTTTAGTTAGTGCCCTGTTTAATGTATTTGCTAGTTCTAATAAATTTCTTTGCTCTTTTACTCCTATAGTTTCATAATTAAGTTCAATATTTTCATTCATATTAATAAACCTCCTAATTTTTATTCAATCTTGGTTTGCACCTTAAGAATACTTTGCATAGCTGATAGCTCATTTGATAATGCTTGTAACATATCTCTACTAGCTTTATATGTCTGTTCTGCTAAATCTCTATTAAATTTTAAATCTGCCACATTCCCACGTGCTACATCACCTATTAAAGTCACGCTCATGCCATCAGTTTTTAATCTAACTATTTCTTTGCTAAGTGCTATTCTATATTCTTTTTCTGCTTTAGCGTATTCTTTAGCTTTAGAAACTATATAATCTGCTCCTACTTCTAGTCTTTTTGCTGTGGTCCATATAGCCTGTGCTACTTCTACTGGTTCTACTGCCATTTAATCACCTACTTGTCCCCACAAATAATCTGTAAACTCACACTTTACAGCAAGCTCACAATCTGAAAGTTTTTTAATTTCATCCTTAATATTTTCTAATTGTTTTTCATTAAATGGCCCTTCAAATGTATTAATGTCATCAAGTAAAAACTTTTCACATTTTAAACGTTCTTTTTTATTCAATTTAACTTCTTCCTTTCAATAACTCATTTATTCTGATATAAACTAATAAAATAAAAAGTAGTGGTAAACATAAAATATATATTATAATGCTTAATATTTCTAAAAATGTTTCCATGTGTTCACCTTCTATAAGCGTATTTACATTTAAACTTATCTCCTGTAGGTTTAGGCACATCATGAAGCTTTAATAATTGATAAACATTAATGTTTATGCCCTTTTGTACAATCTCTGCATGAGCTTTCTATAGCCATTTCAAGTAGTGTATCAAAGTCGTTTTGTTTTATAACTTTTACACCGTTTAATACAGGGTTTAATTTTTCTATATCTAGTCCTTTTACTGCTTCACGTTTCAATAGTTCTGACATTCTTAAGTAAATCTTATTAATACGTTCTTTAGAAATATGATGTTCCATAAGAGATATGCTTAATGATTCTGAAAGCTTATCCCATGTTGTACTATTTAACTCCATAAGATTTTTTTCTTTTTCTTCTGCTACTTCGTCTAGTCTTTCTTGTGCCTTTCCTATTGTTATAATTGTTTGTTGCTTTATATAGCTTTCTATTGCTCCACGCTCTATAAAATTTAGCTTATTAAGAATGTTATTAACATTAGTCGTAGCTGTTTGAAAATTCATTTCTCACACCTTCCTTAATCCATTTGGTCAAATGATATAACATCATATCCTTTAGATTCTAAAATTTTAAGGAATTTATCTCTTACTCTGGTATTATTGTTCCCTTGCCCTCCACCTGTATCTATCATATAACCTGTTCCAATCCATTCAGTTCTTCTCCTGCAATAAAGCCCAGCGTTTTTAATTGCTTCTAATACTTGATTTTCTCTCCAGCCTTTTAATTTTAAGAACGTTTTGTCTAAATTAGCTGTTCCCTCATCATCATTTGTTTTGGCTTTTAAAGCTTCTGTATAAGCTTCTTTTAAATCTGTTGTAAGTTGTTCATATTTGTTCATTTTCTTTCACTCTCCCATGATTTATATAATTTAAACCAGTCCTCTGCTCTCATGCTTACAAGCCATTCACAGTTATTTTTTCTATGTGCTACTATAGGGATTTCATTTTCTTTCTTGTCCCTAATAGATTGTGCCATAGCATCATATAAATTAAGATTTTCAACTCTCTTAACCTCTGAATGTATATAAGGTAGTCCAACCACATCAGCATTACCATTTAGCCCACAAAATTGCTGCCCTCGTCTTGTGTTATATCCTTGTTCTTTACATTTAGCTGACCATTCTCTTTCACCATTTGCCCCTTTTTTCTTTGCTGCGCTGCCACCTTTAGCTTTGCTCTTTTGCCCTTTCAGACATCTTATTGCTACTTCTAGGGCTTGTTTGTCTTCTTCATCATCTGATGTGCAATAGCTTTCTTTAATTTCATTTAAAATTTTAGCAGCATCTTTTTTGTTCATATTTGCCTGACCTTCTTTCCTCGACATTTCTGCTTGTTTTCAACTAAGCACCATGTCACGCTTTGCTCATTTTTTCTTTTTTTTGCTGCACGTCTTTTCTTTATATCTGCATATGTCTTTACTGCTAATTTTCTTCTTTCTTCGCTACTCATAAAACTTTTCTCCCATCATTCTAAAAATTATCTGGTCTTTTGGATAGCCTTCTTTTTCTAGCTTAATAACTTTACATATATGCATAGCTTGTTGTATACTACATTCTAATATTTCTGCTAATTGTTCAGCCGTGTAATAGCTTTTAGGTAACATTTCGTAATATTGTTCTTGCAAGGCTTTCTTGTATTTTAGGTCTATTTTTCTATCTTTATGAGGGCTATTATTCCCTCTATGGTGTCCACTGCATAAATAAATTAGGTTTTGTCTTATCTTCGCCATATATGGGGCTTGGCTTCTAAATACCACATGGTGTTTCTCGATTCCGTATGCTTTCCCGCAAGCTTGGCAAAAGTGTATCTCTTTATACATTTTTATTCTCCTTTCAATTGAGTGTCATTTGATAATCAAAAGTTATGTTTATGTTCAAATGGCACTCAATTTTTAGTTGATACGTATTATTTTTGTATTGCGAATTAACTTATTTGTATTTGTTCATATTCAGGTACTTCATTTCCCCAACAATCCCAACCATGATTTTTTTGCCTTGCAAATAGCTCTATCCTTGGCAAATCTCCAACTAGTTTAACTATTTTATCCCTAGCTTCTGGTGGTTTCTCACTATGCTTTCTAATTGGTGAGAATATAAGTTGGCTAACACTATTATCAATTCTCTTTGGTTTCCCTTTTACTGCTATTAAACAAGGTTCTGTATTGCCTCTAGTCCATCTACCTAATCCAAAGAAAGGCTTTCCGTTTTTTTGATTAAGTTTTACCCACTGAAATGCTATAGATTTATATTGAAATCCCCAAGCTTCGATTACCTTTAGAGCTTCTTTTAATAATGGGTAGGTAGCCCACATAAATAAAATGCAATTTTTATCCGCTATATCTTTTATTGGTAAATCACATATATCTTTTAACTTCATAGTTTCGTAATGGTTTAATGCCGCACCACTACATTTCTTGTCTTGGTAACTCCATGGTGGGTCTGCATAAATTATTTGATATTTTTTATTTGGAAATGGTATCAATTCTTATTACCTCCTTAGTTCATCTTGTATTCAGATTCCTTACTAACTTAATGTTTCTATTCGTATGTCTCCGCATACCTCATCTATAAATTTAAAACTTTCTGGATAATTCTCGCCTTGTACTGTAAACTTAATTTTATCTATATAAGTTACATTACCAGTTATCTTTTTTACTGCTTTTAAATAACTTCCTTTACCTTCTTCAAACTGTTTTACTCTTACTTTACTTCCTATATTCATTGTTCTTCCCCCCTTTTAAATTGTTCCATACAACAACTGTCTTGTTAATAAAATTGTTCTTGCGTCTTCAATTATCCATCCTTCCACTATTTCTATAGCTTGTTTAATGCTGTAGCCTGCCTTGTAAAGCCTTTCTACTTTGTTTAGGTATAATTCTATATCCATTTACAGACCCACCTTTAAAACGTCTATAGCATAATCAAACATGTTCTCAATCTCTCTTTTAAAATTTTCCCATTCGTTCCTATCTGTGAAATTTAAATAAGCTTTATTATTTTCTAATAAAATACCTTTACTTAATTGGTATGTTCCATTCTTTCCTTTGAATTTACCATCATCTAGCATTTTAATTTGTGGTGGTAAAGGGCTTTGAAGTTTATATCTTATTCTCCAACTCTTGTAATGTCTATTTGCTGTTTCTTTACTGCATTTAAATTCTTTCATTGCCATTTTTATTACTTTTACCGTTTCTAACCCATCATGTTGCTCGAAAAAGCTATAATAATTTTTTTGTATGTCTGTTAGCATCTTTGACCTCCTTCAAAATTTTTTGTGCCTTGGCTGTAGAAATCCCTGTCTCTAGACTTAATCTTCTAATTGTCATTTCCGGCTGTTTAGCTATCTTAATTATTTGTTTTTTAGGAAGCTTCATTATTCCACCTTCTTCAAAACAATATTGAAAATTACCTTCCCAAGTTCAACTTTTTTTGTCTTAAGAATTATATCTGAATTTCCATTTGATACAGTGAATGTCTCGCCCTGTATAAACCCTGCTTTCTTCTTAAGGTGTAATAATACTGTTTTATTTTGAATTGGTCTTACAGTGCCATCTATAGATTCATAACAGTATTCCATTATTTATCCTCCTTGAATATCAAATACTCTTTCCCTGTTATCTCGTCTTTAATAGCTGTTACATATTTCCCTTTAACTTCTTTAGGGAATAAAGATATTTGGCACTGGTTGCATATGCCTTCTATTAAATCAAGTGAAAAATTTATTTCTTGTTTTCTTTCTTCTTCATTTTTCATTTATTCACCCTCCAATATATTTTTTATTTCTTCAACTTCTCCTTTTAGATACTCTGCTGCTGTCATAGTTCCACGTGCTGCGGCATCATCTTGTATTTGTGCGGTCTGGATTTCTAAATTTAATAGTCCCATTTCAATATTTTCTATTTTCTTAAGGATTAATTTCTTATCCATTTACCTCACTCCTTATTTTAATTTTAAGCCCTAAAGTCCTTACCATTTGAGGGTTTTTAGGGCTTAAGATAAATTTTTTATAATAATGAAAGTTGAATATTCCCATTGTTTTTCTTCATTTTTACATATTTTCTGTATTTTCTTGTATACGCATAAGAATTTTTGAAAACATTTATTACCGCTTTGTATAATTTAGGCTCATATTTTTCTAAGATCTTTAATTCATTTTCAAATTCTTTCCCAAATGGGCATCCAGCACAGCCAGTTCGTTTTAATCCATATACTTTGTAGCAATCGCTGTGAACTATGTTATGTTTCTTTTCATAAACTTGCTTTGTGCTATCTTTAAACCAGAATATAGGTCTATACGCATCATATTTTTTGCCTTTAGTTTTTTCGGAAAAACAACTTGGATAGGCTATTGAACGAATCCCCCCCTCTGATTTTCTTACACCGCTTATATCTAAATCTATTTTGTTAGCTTTGTTAAAGCTTTCTTTAATTGCTTTTTTTGAATAATGGCAGCATAAACTTGATATTGAGAAATCTGGAGGATATTCAATTAAAAATTCTTTTAAATATTTATTATTATTAATATTAAGAGTATGGCTGCCATAACAGTTGCACCACCACTTCAAGGCGCTCTTGCAATGGGGATATTCTTTGTATAATTCTTCAAATGGTTTATCTTCCCATTTAAAGTTGTGTTTCTGTAACCTTGATATCATTTCACTAGCTCTTTTGTTTATGAATGGTTCTCCATATTTTCGCACGCAACCCGGTATTGGTATCTTAGGCCTTATTGTTATTATTTTTATTTTGTATTTTTCTTCTAAAACTTTGATGTGATCTCTGGTTGCTTGATATTCGAGTCCAGTATTAAAATAGATAAAAAGCATATTATCAGTTTTGTATTTTGATACCATATGAAGAACTAAATCTGAATCACTGCCGCCGCTAATTGAAACGCTTATTCTTTTATGACTTTCTATCCTGTTTTTTACTGACCCTTCTGCATCAGCTATAATCAATTCATTTTCATCCATTTTTATCCTCCATATTTCTGCCAAGCCTTATTTTTGAAATTTTTTCATTCTGTAATTGTACTTTTGCCCTTTAAAAACTGTTATATTGTCTCCACAACTTTCTAAAATTCTACTTCCCATTGCGCAATCTAAATCTTGTAAGTCTTGTGGTGTACACTCTGTGCTTATTAGCATTGGCAACTTATTGAAATATCTGTAATTAATAATTGGCATTATGTTTTTTATGTCATTTCCACTAAGCCCTATTGCATAACCATATCTATCTTTTATTAGCTGTCCATTTTTTAATTTATCTTTAAATAGATCATCTATTATAAGAACTTTAGCATTATTGTATCTAGCTGAAATCCTTGTGTATTCCTCATTACTGTATTTATTAGCTTCTAGTTGTCTCATAACTTCCAAATACGGCATATATACAACTTGAATATCACTTTTCAAAAGTGCCGCACCCATAGCAATAACTATATGGCTTTTCCCTGCCCCCGGTTGTCCAAATAAGCCAAAACTATTCTCTCTTTGATGAATTATACCTTTAAAATTTTTAACGTATTGTACAGCCTTTTGGAGGGCTAATTTAGTTGTATCATCATATGGCTTGTATTCATTTAACTTTTTTACCTCGTTAGGATTAACCCCAAATGATTTCCAAAGCTGTTCTAAATGTATTTTCTCTTGGCAATTGCATCTTCTATATCCGTTTTTCCCTTCTATCCATCCAGTGTCTTTACAAAGGGGGCAAGCATACTCATGCCCCATATTTCGAAAAGTCGTATTCGATTTTATCCTCTGTATTGCTGCCATTATTGGATTTTCTTCCATCTTGTGCACCTTCTTTCAAAGGAAATATGCCTTGCCAGCTATTAAATATACTTTGATTTAATATTGCTATCTTTTCATCATTTTTGCATGTCATCCCATTTAGCTTTTTTAAAAGAAGTTCCATAGCTTTATTAGTCATAGGCTTTTTTATAGATTTTCTCATTTTAAGGAACTCTTCTAATGTCTCTTTTAAATCTTCATTATCTGTATAATCATTAATTAAAATATCAATATCCGAACTCTTTTTCTTTTTTATATTAGTTGTATTATTAATTGTATTATTAGTTATATTATTATCTTTTAACTTTTGTTGGATAGGCTCTTTAACTTTTGTTAAATACCCTCTATAACAAACCTTTAATACCCTCTTTAATATTTGTTTAGTACCCTCTTTATAGATTATTTGTGAGGTTACATATCCTTTTTCTACTAAAGAATTAATTACAAGGGAAACTCTCGTCTTAGATATTCCGAAGAAGTCTGCAAAATATTGATTGTTAGCAAAACATCCTTCATCATTATCTAAGCTATCAATTTCCACTAGAAAAACTTTTTCTTGAAGTGTCAAATCTTCTGATAACCAAATGTCTTTAGTAATCCATATGCCTTTAAAATCACGTTCCATCTTATCTCCCCTTTAAATTTGTGGTATAATCTAATCGTGTTATTTTTAATTTTATTTTTGCCCTTTGCCGAGGGTATTTTTTATTCTTCAATCCATAATTTCTTGTTTAAAACATCATTTATTACGTTGCAATCATAACTACTAATAATTTTTAAAGCTTCTGGCAAATCATAAAATTCACTCCAACTTTTAATCTTTATTTTTTTACCACTATTTCTTACTTGATTAAAAAATTTAAATTCTTTTGGCTCTTCTATAAGAGTAAATGTGCGGTTTATTAATGCGCCTGCTGTAGCATATTTGAAGTCTGTATAATTGCACATTAAGGCATATTCATCAGTAACTTTAGTAAGCGCAAGTACATATTCGTTGTTATTTTCGTCTTTGAATTTAGTCCCTTCTTTAAACTTTCCATCTAATATTGCTTGTGCAAGTTCTGGACCTGTAAAAGTCTTTTTATCTCCCATAAGTTCGGTGCAAGTTATTATTTGTAACCCTTCATTTTTACAAAGCTTTATGCCTGCATATCCCAACCCTGTGCAATCATCAAACTTATTTGTATAACAAGTTTTTTCTCTGCGATCTCCCCAGTTTGTATCTTCTGTCGCATTTCCTCCAGAATTCCATTTGATATCATGCTTTTCGCAAAGTTCCATAAATTCTTCTGCTTCTTCTTCTGTTCTGCAATTTATTGCTATCTTTTCACCATTTTTAAACTGTTCCCATAATTTTTTATTCATTTCTATTCCTCCTATATAGTGGCTAAAACCACAAACATAAAATATATTGTTACTATAAAAACTATCCCGCCTAAAACACCTTTTAAGATATCTTCTTTAGTTAGGTATTTCATAATCTCTAGCATAATTTATTCCTCCGGCATTTCATACCAAGAATCGCAATTATACATTTCATCTGGTTGATTTTTATATATTTTATTGTGTAAATTCATTTTTACAGTTTTTTTCATATCACAAAATACTTGAAAAGCTCTTTCATCTGTTTTATATTCCCCTAAAAATGAGCGGCTGCTTATTTCCGTGTTCCCGCCATATCCGTATATTACATTATTGTGTACCTCAATTTGTGAATATTCTCCAATTCCTTGTTTATTTTGACTTTCAACTGTTAACATTTTAAAACCTCCTAATAATCAAATACTTTTCTATCTTTGCTTTGCCTTAAGTTTTCTATTTCTGCTTTTAAGTTGTCTACTTCATTACTAGCTTCAAGGTATTTATCTTCTAGTTCTTCATAGCTTAAGCCATCATATAACTCTTTAAAAACTTCTGTGCGTTCTTTATCATCTGCTTGTTTTAAATATTGCAATGCTATTTTTCTAGCGTTTTGCCATCCTATTACTTGCTTAAATTCTAAGTCGCCGTCTCCAAGAACTAAAGTATTATTGTCTAGTAAATCTATAGTGTCAAATTTAGTAAGTTTAATTTTAAAATCACCTTCCATTATTTACACCTCATTTCTTTTGGCAATCCATACATAAAGATTGACCGAATTTGTTTTTACTGTAGTTAGCAACTTTTTCTGTTATTTGTTTGCCACATTTAGCACATTTAAAATCTTGATTATTTAACTTCGCAGGCGGTTTTAAATCTTTTAAATCTATAGGTATATTTGTGCTTTCACTTGCGGTTTGTTTGCCTAACGTGTATCTAACCTTATTGTGGTTGTCTATAATTTCAAGCTTGCTTATTTCTCTTTCTTCGTTATAGCCTATAGACTTAACTTTAAACTTTACATAAGCGTTAACAGAAACTTTATTGTTATATTCGTTGTATTCTCCATTAGCTAGGTCTATCCATATAAAAGGTGCTGTATAGAGTTCTCTCCCTATTCCAAGGTTAAATCCTGCCCTTTTAAAGCTGTCACTTGCTTGTCCCTTCTCCTTTTCTGTATTACTTTCTGTCCCTACATCCTGTTTTCTTACCCAACACTTTTTATCACTGTCCCATATATCAATATTGCAAAATAAATTCCCGTTAATAACTTCATGTGTTCTCTGCCATCCATTAGAGCCGTATACTTCATCTAGTAACTTCATATCAACTCTTGCGTCTTTGTAAAGCAACAATATGCAACCAACGCCTTTACTTGTTTTCTTAACACTTTGTACTCTACATTCAATTTCACTTGCTTTTAATAATCTTATATCTGCCATTAAAATACATCCTCCAATTCATCAAATTCCTCTTTGTTGATTTCTTCATAACCAGCTTCTGTAAAAACCTTGATGTAAAATTCATTATCTGTATCATACTTGCAGCCATTCAAGGGGTTATAAAAATATCTCATAAAATCACTCCTTTTCTACTACTCTTGAACACCATAAATCTGCAAAATGTAATAGCATTTGTAACGGTCTTTCCTTTCCATTAAGTTGATATTTCAAATCGCCATATAAGCCATTGTGATGTAATATTGCAAAGTTTTCTTCTTCTGTAAGTTCTATAAATTGTGAAGCTATTTGTATTGACCTTATTTCGTGTGGTATTGAAAGCAATTCTTTATTTGTTTCATAAGGTTTCTTTTCTGATTGAATATACCCGCCTTTCTTGTCTGATATTAAATTTGGTACATAATTAAGCTTTCCAAACTGTCCCATCTTGCCTAGATCATGAAGTAAAGAAACAATTGGCATGCAATCATGGGAAGGTAGCTTATGCCAAAATATTTCGCTACTACTATACCAAAGTGTATACATGATTTTGTAAACATTTAAACTGTGCTCTGCAAGCCCTCCCTCTTTTGCTAAATGATATTGAGTACTGCATGGTGCTTCAAAGAATCCGTTTGTATCCATGTATGCAAGTAAGTTATTTATGCCTTTCCTTTTTGTAGATAATAATAATTCGATTATTTTGTTTCTAATTTCATCCATGTTTATACCTCCCAAATTGATATCTGATGTACGTAATTCTGTACTATACCTTTCTTTTTAAGTTCCTTGTATTTCTGTGCTACTGCGAGTGGTGTTCTGTCTAATGCTGCCGCCATTTCTTTCATGCCTATTTTTTTGTACCACTCTATAAGATAAATTAAGTCCTCGTCTTTATAATGTCTTACACTCCCTTTCATTTCTTATCACCTCAAAAGAAATTATTTTAAATTTTCTTGTTCCATACGTTGCAAAGCGCCTAAAATAATAACTCCTAAATCTCTGTTTTAAACTTTCTCGCTGTCTTTTCCATTTCTGCATATTTGTCTTCACTATTTGGCACTTGTTGGTTCCAACATTCTTTACATGAGATTCCTCTGCAACCTGTTGCCCACGTGTGTGTTCCTTCTATTTTGGTATCATCATCAACTATAGGTGCATCTTCAAAATATTCATAAGGGCAAAGTTCTTTAACCATTTTCTTTTTTTCTATTTCAAGTGCTTCTTCTAAATAAGTCATATTCCATTACCTCCTAACTCCTTAATTCTTTTATTCCTTCTTTCTTTTTCTTCATAAAATTGTTTATCTGGTATTCTGCCTTGTAAGTTTTCTAAGCTTTGCTTTAAATAAGCTATTTCTGTCCTCTTTTCCTGTTCTGTCATATCCTCAACCTTTTTCATTCTTATCCCTCCATTCATCTTTACTTGCTGCCTTGCATAAAGCCATAGTAAAAACAATTACTGCTATTAAACCAAAGAAAATTATTAATATCATTCTGAATAGCCTCCGATTGTTCTGTTTTCCTCGCTGATTTTATTTAGCCATAAAGTTAATTTGTCTCTATTTACCAAAATCTTTTTGCCTACACGAAAATATGGGAAATCTGTATTTTGTGAATGAACTAATTCAAGTATTGTGCTTCGACCTATGCCACTTTCTTTTACAGTTTCTTCTAATGTTAAAGTCATTTTTTTGCGTGGGTGTGCTTCTCTAATTGCTTCTTTGATGATTTGCTTTAGTTCTTCTTTCTCCATTTATATATCCTCCTTAATATCCTGTTCTATAGTTGGCAAAACCCCATTATCTTTTAATAATTTATAAAGAAATAGTCTCCCTTTCTGTGTCCAATTAGTATTCATTTTCACATCTGGTCTACCATCACTATGTTTAAAATCTACTGTTTTTGAATGTGTATATCCTTTGCCATGGTGTTGCGAATATAAAAGCCATTGCCCATTTTGTTTGTATTGAACGCCTAATTCGTACAATAAATCATTCATCTTCTGCCCACTCATACCATAATCTTTTGCTATTTGAGTTATAGTAACTAAACTTTTGCTTTTTAAGATTAAATCTGTATAATCAGCTTTAGGCTTTAGCTCCCCAATAATTTGGTCTTTCTGATGATTAGCAAGTTGTAATACCTTTTTCTCTTCTTGTTCTTTTATCCAAGCTTTAGCCCTTTCGATTGGATCATCTATTGTGTAACTATCTTTTTTAATTTCTTTAGCTTTAAAATATGTTTCTTCCAAGTTGTCGAATTGTTCCCATGCCTTATCTGTGTCAAGGATTTTGCAATGCCTATTTGCTCCACGCTCTGTCCAAAGGTAAAGGCTACTTGCAAATTTGTTTATAGGTAAGTCAATATTATTGACTTGGCTCTTAAACTCCCTTAATTCCTTGCCTTGAAGCAAATAAAAATGTTTCCCTTGTTCAAAATTATTCTTGTGATTGTTAAAATTGTTTTTAATATTATTAGGTTCTGTGTTGTAAACTTCTGCCAATTGTTCTGTTGTTAAAATTCTTTGATTTTTAAACTCTATTGGTACTAATTCACTCATTAATTTTCCCTCCAAATGTTAACTTTTTTTAAATAAAATGAAAGTTTAGTAAAATTATTGATTCATTTTTCTTTTGAGCTTCTGACTATTTTGTTGCTTTAATTGCTGACGTTATTTGTGAAATTTTAACGTCATATAGTTCAGCTAAAATTTTTTTTCTGCCTTGGTCTAAAAAATGTCCTTCCTTTTCTATACGCTGAAAATGTCTTAGTGAAACGCCCAACTTTTTAGCTATATAGCTTGATTTATAGCCTTTTTGTTCTCTAAGTTCTCTTAGTGCTGTCATTTGCATTTTTGGTTCCTCCTTTCAAGTACATTTTTATTATGCCGTATTTACCGTCAAAAGTAAAATATTAAATAATGCTAAATTATCTGAAAAATCACCGAATTCTAAGATTAGGTTGATTTATAAATTTGTGACGTTAAATTCGTCAATATTGCTTTAAAATTTGTTTTAAGTTAGTCTTGAAAAACGTCATAAATAAGATATAATTATTGTGAGGTGTGAAAAATGAAGTTAAGTGATAAGATAAAAAAATATAGAAAAGAAAACAATCTAACTCAGAAAGAATTATCTAATAAATTGGGAATAGCACGTTCAACATTAAGTGATATTGAAAGTGAAAGAATAAATGGTAGTATAAAATTTATAACAAAATTATCGGATTATACTAAATTGCCAGTAAATTATTGGCTAGACGAAACGGTTGAAAAAGATTATAAAACATATGAAGCTTTAGATATATTAATAGATACTTTAATAGATAGTGGGCATATAAAAGAAGATGGCAAAATAAACAATAATGATATGGAACTTGTGAAATCTTTATTAGAAAAAGAAATAAAACTTAAAATAAAAAGAGGAGCAAATTAATTTCGTTCCTCTTTTTTTTTCTCTTCTTTTATCTTTTTAATTGTCTCTTCCAGTGTATTAATTATTTCCTTAAATTCTTCTGTCATATGTAGCACTCCCCAATTAATATAGTATTGTAAATTTTTTCTAAAGGTTTTTACATATTTTTATAGAATTGTATCACCTAGGAGGTGATATTATGGTTATATTCTCATGTGGAAAATGCGGAATAAACTTTCAAGTAGAAGGTGAGCAACTGTTACAAAGAAGGTTTCAAAATTGTCCTAATTGCAATACACCAATTCATCAAGAGATCGTTAATTCCGCAATTAATTTAATAGAAGCAAATTCTAACAAAGCTTATGCTTCTAAAGCATCTGTTGTAGAAAATCTTAAAGTAGAGATAACTGGCAAATTGTCTTTATAGTAGTGCCTACATCTTTAAGTACTTTTTCTGATTCGCAAACAGATAATTCGTGTTCTTGTAAAACATGGATTATCTGTTTTACTACTTCCCCACTGTTTGAAAAATCTGAACTTTTTTCTACAAGCTCATTTAGGTTTTTATACGAATGCCCTTCAAGTTGATTTTTGATCAAGCTTTTTCTTTCAACGCTTTTAGGTGATTCTATTTCTGATAACAACATATTAAAAACTTCCTTTCGTATTTTATAATTCTATTTTAATAGATAATTTTTTAAAAGTTGAGGGTTTTTACACCTTTATAATAAAACTTTTTAAAGTTTTTGTAAAGAACATATGTTCGAATAACTTATTAAAATTTAATGTACATTTTTTAGAACTATTTGATTATTTACAATTCTATCACAATTTTATATGACGCCTAGTCATATTATCGACAAAATATTTTTTTATTCTACATATAGTATTTTTATGTGAAATATATTATATTTATATTAATATAATTAAAAGAAGGTGCACAAATGTTTATACTAAAGATAAAAAAATACAGAAAGTTTAAAAGATTAACGCAAAAACAATTGTCCGAAATATCTGGCATTGATCAAAGTTACATATCTCGATTAGAAGAAATGCCACGTCATAGAAGCCCTACGTTGCATGTTTTAGAGCAAATAGCTGATGCGTTAGAAGTGTGCCCTCGAAAACTTGTTCAATGTAATTGCAAATACTGTAGGAAGAAAAGAAGGAAAAGGCTATTTTAAAAATAGTCTTTTTTTGTTATTATTTATTCGAGGTGATATTATGGCGAGCAAAACAAACTATACAAAAAATGGTAAGCAATACTATAGAACCACTGCTACGGTTGGTAGGGATGCAAATGGCAAATTAATTAGAAAGGAGTTTTACGGGAAAAATAAGAGTGAAGCGGAAGAAAAAAAGAATGAGTATTTAAATAATATAAAAAATGGATTAAATATAAATTATGCTAATGCGACTTTAGGTATGCTTATGCATACTTGGCTATTTGAAGTAGTACGAGTAAGTTCTGATATAAAGCCTAGCACATTTAACCGTTATGAGGGTATATATCGTAATTATATTGAAGATAGTGATATTTATGGGATTAAATTAATAGATATAAAACAACTTACATTGCAAAGGTATTATAACAAATTATATGAAAGTGGTAAAAGTAGCAATGTAATAAAAAACTTAAACAAATTACTAAAATCTTTTTTTAACTACGAGGTTGACGAAGGATATTTAATTAAAAATCCAAGTAATAGGAGAATAGTTATTCCGGGTGAAAAAGAAGTTTCTAAAGAAGAAATAGAAGTTTTTAGTGATGATGAAATTAAGAAACTTATTAAAGCACTAGAGGGGAATAGACTAAAATGGCTAATATTATTAGCTTTAGGTACCGGTTTACGGCGTGGTGAACTCTTAGCGTTAAAATGGAATAATATAGATACAAAAAATCTTTTGCTTAGCGTTGAGAAAAGTATTTCTCAAATAAGTGTAGTAGATAAGGATGGTAAAAGAAACTATAAAACTATAGAGCAAACTCCTAAATCTTTAAATTCTATTAGAAAAGTTCCTATACCAGAAAATCTAATTCCTATTTTCAAAGAGCAAAAAAAAATAAAAAAAATTGATAAATTAAAAGCAGGACTAAGCTATGAAGAAAATGATTATGTATTTACAACAGAAAGTGGGAAAATATTAAATGGTAGAAATATGGCTAGGGCATATGAAAGAATTTTAAAAAATGCAGGAATAAAATATAAAAAGTTTCACGCTCTTAGGCACACTTATGCTACAAAATTATTTGAACGTGGTGAAGATTTAAAAACAGTTCAAATGTTATTAGGGCATAGTGATATTTCCATAACATCAAACATTTACACCCATGTTATGCCAGAGAAGAAAATTAATGCAGCAAACAAATTGAACGATTTATTTGTTTAGTGTGGGAATAAAGTGTGGGAATTTATTTTATACTTTTCTAGTGTGGGAAAAGTGTGGGAAAAATAAAAAAATAAAGGCTGATAAGCTACTATCAACCTTACGCAATGCCTTATTTTATATGTATATTTGGTGCG